GTAAAGGTTTCACTTCAATATCTGCCCTCATAATTTTCATTATGATATATGATATCTGAAGGTCTCACTTAGGTGCGAGTATTAGTACTTGTGCTTAAGATTTAACTTTAGAATAATCTTTCAAAAGGGATTATTTTATTACTTAAATATATATAATTTTATTTCTTATTTTTTTAGGGGAGCTAATCCCTTTCCTATTTATTTTATTAAATAGCTTGCATAAAGCTACAAGGTGAAATAAGATATTATATATCTAAAAGAGAAAAATAATTTATGTATTAAGACATTCAGCGATGATACAAATAGGTTGAGACTCTAAAATCTTTTCTTATTTATCCAAAGAAATACTTGATGATTGAAGATATTATAACCCCACTTATAACAGTTCCTCCGATATCTGCTAGTATATTACTAGCTCAATCGGGTAAGAAATTGAAATAAGAAGTGGTTAATGCAACTGGTGCTGATTTTAAAAGATATCAGCATGAAAACGGTAAAGCATACAATTCAGAAAATAGAATTGAATGTTTTATCGCATTTCAAACAGCAGCATAACCAAGAGGGCTCGAAGTTCAAATAGATGTAATCAATTGTTCTATAGGGATGTAAGTAGTAGCAAATAGAAAGGTTGTTAAACCTCCTATTAGTCTTACTCAATCACCAGAAGCAATTTGAGTTACATAATCAGGGATACTAGAGATATGATTGATAGTAAATATACTTGCTGCTGAGGCTGTTATAACAGCTCAGTATTTCAAGATACTTACGGATCATTCAAATCATGTAGTTAAATCACCTGGTATTTGTCCATTCGATAATATTTTCGTTCCGATTGCAGCAATAGACATAGCAATTACTGATAAAATTGTAGTTGAAAATATAAATACAAATCCTATTAATGGGATTAGTACAAATAAATTAACTGCTCTTTTAAAAGTAACTTGTATTACAGATCTAGTTCAACTATGTTGAGCTAATGGTCTGTTATTTACATGTCTTGCTATATTATGCACGTAACCGGGTAATCATCTAGCTATGAAATTAAATAATTTCATATAATTTTTTAAATTACGACGATCCATCATGAATGATGTTTCCATCCACTATCACTTTAAAAGGTATAGCAGAACTAGAAATTAGTTCTTTTATATAAAATTCCAATTGAGGAAAATATTTCATATGAAATATTCCTTCTCTTTGGAATCCAGTTAAAGTATTATGATAATGAAGAGAAGCACAAAACAATGATGTATTGATTGTAATTATAATCATTTATTTCAGGATCGTAAGATTTGAAGAGATGTTTATAAACATTTCAATTATTTTAAAGTCAATATCAGTTTAAATTATCATCATATCATAGATTATTCCTCATTTTCTTGAGGAAACTTTCTAAAATGTTTCTTTCATGCATCTCCTCGTTGACTATAATTATAATCAACTGAAGGTTTTGCAATAATGTTTTCCTTTTGATTAATTTTATAATCAGAAGGACTTCATAAATGATTTTTTCATTTTGAATGTCATGGATTCTTTGGAGGAAGAATTTGAATTTCTTCTCTAAACATTCCATTTCATCTAGGAGGTAATGATTCTTTTGAACTGGGTATTGAAATTAAGAAAGCTCTTATTAATTGTACGATACCATTTAATCTAGATTTAGTTTCTAAACCTTGAGATAAGATTTTTAATCTATCATCTCTTGTTAAAGGAACTGATCTTTTTGGATGGATAATATCATTAATAATGATCCCGCTTATACTTTCACATAAATCCATTCATCTCTGAATGGTGCTATAGTATAAATTCATCATGGGTAAATAAGAAGCTAATTGATTATCAGCTCTGTGAGCTCCGAAGTAAGAAAAATTATCTTGTAACATAGTTACAATTAATAATAATTTATTTGCTTCAGATCTTAAAATTCTTAGTCTTCCGATAGCAGATATTACACTGGGTTCAATGATTAATAACATAATATATGCAGCTCAAGCTAAAGCTTGACCTACAGTATTAGATGGAAGAGCAAGTGCTCTTACATTATCATTAGGCATTGAAGTTCCAGATGTAAATCTAACTTCGGTTAAAAAAGATTCTAAGATATGCAAATCAGAAGTTGATTTATTAGCTAATCTTATTAAATCATTCTTTATAAATTCAAGAACTTTATCATGAAAAATATGGACTTTGTCTGATTTACTATAATAATGTAAAAAAGAACTAGAAGTAAAACATTCTAGAAATTCTGTTACATTAGTAAATTTAAGACTATCCATCATTTTAAGGATAAATACTTTTTTTGATGAAGAATTGATGTTGGTTCTATAACCATATCCAAGATATCTTAGTAAAACATTTAATGTAATACCATATTTTCTTGCTAATTCTAAGGCAGGAGAAATTCCTACGTGACTTGCTTGAGCTTCTTTTAAAGGAAATGGACTTATGTCTATACCTTTATAAAAAGTTCTTTTAGCAAATTCACAACCTAGACCGCATGAAAGTATAGATTTACTTAAATTAAGTTCTACGCCTAAAGATTTCATAAGAGATCTATAGGTAACGGAAACAGCTTTATTTCAAATAATAACATCATCACCTAATACAACGTATTCAGTGAAAAGTGTGTTTTTTGAAATAACGCCAGCTCTAATTGCAGCTATTTGAACAATAAAATGATGAGTTAATGCTAACATGGGTCAGCTTGACAAAGCTCCCATGGGTTGACCAACAGCATATTTAATTGATTCAGGTCCTTTTAATACTTCCGGATATCTTTTAGATAAATGGTGTGTAAAGAAAGGTCTGTCAAATAATAATGCTCAATAGTGACCAAAATTAGATCCAAATAAATTATTTAATAAACTTATTTGAATTCAAATTGGTAATCTATCTGTTGCTGCGGATAAATCTAATGAAGCTACATATAAATCTTTTGAATCTCAAGGAACTCTTTTAAGAGGACCAAGTTGATCAAAAGTTCCATCTATATTCGGATGATTTTTTAAATTTTTAAAAATCAAAGAATGTAAAGGATGTAGAACTCATTGGGTTCATCCGTCAACCATGGCAAAAACTCTCATTTTTCCTGCTGGTTCTGGTTTAATTTCTAACGATCCAAGGATCGAAGAAGGAACGATGAATCCTTTTCTAATATCTCAAAGTCCATGTTCAAATCCAAAGATTTGGGCTGGAACTAATGAGATATATTTCATCATATAATTTCAAGTAGTTTCAAATAATATGAAACTAGATTGAGAATTTGTGAATGAAATAAAGAATCTAATCGCACTACTAATATGTGAGAATTCTGGTTTCATCATAACTAACAATGCTCTTAATAGAGATTGATAGCTTGTTGAATGATCAGGACCCACAGTAGTAGGAGATGCAGATCTTATAGAAAAAGGAGATATTCTACCTAACTCAGAAAATTTGATAAATTTTTTAAGAAAGGTTTGAATTTCATCAGTAGTGAAAAATTGTAAATTATCTGTTCCAATATATGGATCAGTAATTGTTTTGAAAGAAACTTTAGCTTTATATTCAATATTTCTAAAAATAGAGAATAAAGTTAAATACAATCTCATTACTGCTGTTCCTCCTGACATCATAGAAATTCTATCATGTCTAGGAATTAAAGAAGGGTAACCAGATCTCGTTCTCTTGATTCTTAAACCAAGAGGACTAGAGTCAGGAATTTTATAGCCTGCGATTACTTGTTGTAATAATACTGAACATCCTTTAAGGTATTTTACTACCCCAGGAAGTCCATTATGTTTCTTCAAGTAATTAATGTTTATAAGAAATCTTCTTATAGATTTTAGAGTTTGTCAACCAGGTTTGTATCCTTTCAATAAAAACATTTGTCTAAACAAATGATTAATTATTGAATGACCTCCATTTCTGAAAGTCGCGATACCAAAATTTATGCTTCCTAATGAGGATTTAGATAATCTGAATCAATTGA